GGCCATCATAGTACTCCTTCACCACTATCTACCATGCCTGTTATCACCACGTCACCATCAACCGCCAGTAACACATCTGCCCCAGACGGCCAAAAAATAGTCTCCAGGATCTCGACCGTCGCACTCCATGAAAACCCCCCGTTAACAATTTCACATTTATAGATATCATTTACTCCTGTCCGACAAAGCGGCGACATAAGCGTACCCCGCACACAAACACGCAGCCGCTGCGGTTGTAGATCATCCCCAAATATCAGCCACGTTAAAACACTGCGACCAGGCGTTCCGGCCGATTCGATATGCCCACACCACAGACCGTCGAGGTATAAGCCCGAATGCCCATAGGCAGACTTATAAGGCGAGATAGGTGGACCACCAAAGTTGATGCTGTTGCCCAACTCCTTGCATCGCTCAAACGTATGGTCACACTCCACAGCAGAACCTGTGTATTTACATTCGTGGTTCATGAAAACATGCATACACGGCCCGATATCCAGAATGCCTCCTCTTGCAACTGTCGCCACAGGCGAAGCTTCTGCCTGAACCACCACAGGAACCACTGCCCCTGCCGCCGCACCGGCCGCCAGCTTACCGAATTCTCGTCGCGTCAATGCCATCTCTTCATTCCCATCCTTGCTCGCCCTTTAGATTCTGGATCGGATTATTTAACACTTCCCTGCCGGTTTGGCTTCTGGGCCGTTCTCCCCTCTTCTATCCGAGGGCAGTTTTGTCGAGAGCACAGGATATACCTGCCCCGATACTTCGGGTGTTCACAGGTACCCATCAACTGAAAGTGACAAGTGGGGCGCATCGCTATGTACTTCTCACGGTCTGACTGAGTGGGCTGTGTCTTGTCCATTTGAATCGCTCCTATCCGATCAGTTCATCCAACCATGACATCTGCAAACGGCAACGCCCCCCAAACTTACGTTTCAGCGTTGTTATCTGTGGTTTGTAATCTGAATTGATAGTATCCCAAATATCATGCCAAACGCAATCCCACTTTGTTTGCGTAGGCCACTTGTATGTAAACGCATCACCCCAATAAATAGTTACACGTGGATCTTTGAAATGCTTGCCCACCAAATCAATGATATCCTTATTTACCTCTACAACGTCTATGTGTGTGACAGATTGTTTTGATAGCAATGCCTTCACCATACAACCCAATCCCAAACCATGAATCAAAATTCGGCCTTTTGCATATGCGTAAAAGGGTTTCATATCCCAGATTTCTGCTGTAGTGTCACTCATTACAACGCCTCTGATATCATGTACCAAACGCGTGTAATTCCCCGGAAACATCCCCCTACCCTCACGATAGCAAAGCAAAGCTTCTATATTTAACTCTACATTAAACCGCTCTATGTGCCAACAGCGCACAGACGATTCAGGCCAATGCACGTGAAACCTCTTCATCCATGGCGGTTCTTTCAGCGTACCCGCTTTAACTGCATCATAATGTCGCAATGATAACATATGCGTTTACTCCGTTTCTTCTTTGTTATCTAACTCAGGTGGTTGCTCTTTGGGCACAAACGTCTTAATGATATCAGGCACATCATCACACAACATAACATCCAGGTTGTCATACGTCACAGTTATTGTTGGGGGCTCGTTTACAGAAATCAACAACGTTAAAGACGTCACCGCACCTGGAAATTGCTCCCGCAAAGCTCTCCCCAATGCTGTATCACTATTCCACAACTCAAATCCAGAACCAAAACAGAGAGATTTGGATGTGCTATCCTGATTCGTTTCTTGTGCTTCCATTTGAATCGCTCCCATAATTCACAAACAAATCTTTCAATTTCTTGGTCTGTTCTACTAAATCCTCAACCTCTGATTTGATAGTTGCCAACTGCGCTTCTCCCCCTTCAATCTTTGCACTGACGGCATAATCGCGCAGAAAATTAAGCAGTCTTTCAATTCTAACGCTATAATCGTCTATATCAAAATTACCCACACCCATTTCTAGCCTCCTAGCAGCCCCTGTAGCGGCCTATCTACTACTAACCCACACCGTAGTGCCCCCTCCCAACGAAAAGCGGTGTAGCACCCATGTAGGTGCGCCCCACCAAGCGGGAAAACTAACATCGTATAATCTTATCAATCCGAATATTATTTGCATACTCGATAAATGAATCTAACAAAACCTCTGCTGAATGTACACCCGCACAATCGGGCTCAGAAAAACCGTAACCATCCACAAAACAATTGAAACTCAAAACAAGCATTTTCCTTGCTTCCATAATCTCTTCTGAATCGGTTCGCGATACCAATGCACTTTGTTGCTGCTGGTGTAAATCCATTTCATCCTCACAATATAGGTTAAGATTTCTATACCTCATTAGTATTATCGATAAGATGATTATTGTGCACCTGTTAATATACTTTTGAATTTTGCTGATACCTGCCTTTTGTTTCCTGACCACAACCGCTGAGTTGCGCGCCACTCCCCAGATTGTATATCTTTATTAAACAACATAGCGAACGGCACGAATCCTAACTTACACGTGCGCGTCAACCTATCCACCGCTTTTTCAATCGTATCTTTCTTATATCCGATAAGAACATAACAACGAAACTTGTACGAAATTATGTCTGAACTTGAAAGTGATTTAGCTGAATTAAAATTGAGTCCAGACACAGATTGTAGCAATTTAGACGCATTAACAAGAGGCTCCCAATCATCCGGTGTATCATAAGCAAAATACACAGAATTAAATCGAATAGATGCAAGCAACTTCGCATGCCACCGCTGCAAAATCTTAGCCTCTAAACCCCCTGTAAATTCTATCGGTTCAGATTGCCGTCGAAGCATCCTAAACACATTCCGAACATGTTTTTCAGAACACGCCAAAATATTGTTGTCAAACACATTCCATCCATCCTTAATTTCCAATTCCCTTATTTTTCGCCCCTCTCGTCTCCACGCCGCACAAAACCAACAATGATTAGGACAGCCTCGCGACGTTATGACACATCCTGGTTTGAGATACCTACCGACAACAAATTCACCACCCTTTGCATCTAATGCTGGGCCTCCTAATTTTACATCAGCCACTCTTCCCCATTGCCTTACTAACCAATGAGCGCGCGGTAAATCCCATGTAAACGTACACGAAACATGAACCTCATCCACTGCATCAAAATCATAACCCAAACCCAATCCTGGACCCCTATTTATGACCGTTAACGAATCAACGGGAGTCGCACTAGTTCGTCTCGGAAAAACTCGGATTATTGTAGAAGATTTACTCATACCAATTCCATCCCTATCTATAAATGTTTTCTGCTTTATTACCTATAATAGTCCATCCGCTATCGCTTGCGTTTCGACTTTGTTTTGGGCACATTCTCCGCAGGAATCCAAGCACAACGTCCGTTTGGATGGTGTGGGATTAAACCATGCGCATCCTTCACCTTATAAACCTCTCCCTCCTGATCCTCGCAAGCAACACACACACGATCATCCCCCGCCGTTGACCATTCGACCTTCGCTGATACTTCCTCCACACCCAACAACTCAAAACTATCAAGCTGCCCTTCCGCATGGGCATAAACAATTTCGGTTCTTGCGATAGTTGATGCCCTTCCACGCGAAAGTAACGTAATAGACTTTCGCATTTCCCGCGCTACTTTCTTTGCGCCTTGTCCATGTGCTACACCATCTGCTAAAATCCGGCCCAACTGACCTTTCATTGTATCAGTCAGACCCTTCATATTTTCAAACGCGCGCTCATACAACATTTCAATTTTGCTGAGCATTTCCGGCTGAAGGAACGCACTCTTCAAAAACTGTTCTTTCGATCCTCCATACCAAGCTGGAGAAACCGCCAAGTCGGCCTTGTGGACATCCGTATATGAGCGCATCATTCCTTTGCGATACGCCGAATCAACATACGTTGCAGTCCACGCATCTTTACTTGTAGGCAAATCAACGCCCAACACTCCCGCATCCACCTGCTGAGTAAGCCACGCCCTAAATTGCTTCACCTTCTGCGGATTAGTCAAAAACTTGTATTGGTGACGGATAACGTTGTGATGTGCAGATAATTGAAATGGTTGGGTTTCTTCTAAACCAAACGCATCCAATGTCACAATTAGATTCCACAACTCTTTATCCAACCATCGTAACCGCCTGCGTATATCACGCACATACCGCATCCGCAATGAATATGTACGGGAAGGATCTAAATTCAACCAGTGCGTCGGCATCTTTTTCGTTCCTTACTGGGTACGTCCAAAACCATCCATGGTGTTTCGTATCGATAGGACACAGGTGTTTTGAGAAAACAATCCACTGGTTGCTGCAAGCATCGTTCCAAATACTTACAGCGCTTCCAGTATCTCCCGTTAGCGTTGCCACCCCAACATCGCCGCAATCCTAATTGTGCAGTGAGTGAATCCGGAAACAAAAACTTCCAACACCGTGTCATGTGGACCGCAACAAAACCGTTGACGCGACGATTACGTTTACACTTCATATTTATCTCCAGCAAAAAGCGATTTATATATCCATATATATTATCGCTCTTCATCGGGCTGTGTTTTAGGCTTGGACAATTCTAGCTCTTCTAAATCCTCCCCATCATCTTCTCTATCCACAACATTGTCACCTATAGATTCTGCTTGATCTTCATCAAGGCCCAAAACTGTAACCAAGAAATCCTTTTCCGACATCAATGCATCAACTTGGCCTTGGACGTACTTGGACATAGCCTCGGTTTGATCTTTCGCTGTTTCGGCTTGTTCCTTCGGGGTAGGTATATCACGTTCAGGCCACTTAACAATAAATGGCTCTTTTGTCATGGGCAAAATACCCAATAACTGTAACCGTTCAACAAAGGGTCTAATTATTAACGGTGTTACATAACCCTCCTGTCGTCCACCCACTCGCTCCAACCACGTTTTTCGATCCTGGCCACCCGCCAACTTGCCTTCCTCAGTACCCATGAAAACGCGATATGGAACGGCAATGCCAATACAAATGAGTAAAATCTGGGACTTGATATAGGGCTCGGGATCAGTAAGCTTCGGCGCTATGTCTTGAGCTTTCATGCCAGAAGAAAATAAATAACGTTGCATACCCTCGTAGTAATCACTCAGTGCTTCCTTCATATCAGTTTTTTGATCTGCGGTCAACGTCGTGCCCGCTGGTACAAGTTCTGGATCGACACCCCATGCCGTACCACTAATACCCGCACGCCAAAACATCTCACCACTGCTAGAACTAATTTTTCGCAAATCGAGAAGATTGTTGTATACGGCCTGCAATCGAGATTCGCCAAACAACTCACTCGTCAAACGATTGTCTGCGTAATGAAGTACTCGTGTCCAATGAATACGAATATCCTTGGAAATGCCTTGCGTGCCCCCCGTAGTCACATCCTCCATTGTCACTTTGTAAAACAGAGGCAAACCATAACGGGGGCTGTTAGTACTAGGTTCGCGCTTCTCAATAGTTACAGCCGATTCATCAAAGCATTTCAAGAACAATAAACGGTGTTTCTTTACAGCACCTGTAAAATCATCAGGCATTACACCAGATGCACTTTCAACCGACTCCACTGGGGTATCTAACTTGCCACCATCGTCTATACCCAAAAGCATTATGCCATAACTACCAATCCCCGATAGTACATCCATACGCTTCAAAAAATGCAGAACATGTTTCTTTTGACGCAGCAAATCCCACGTCGTTTCAAACTCAGTTTCATCCTTTGTATCTTCCGTTTCAAACACATCTGGCAAACCCACCCAACATTCATCAGGCCAAAGATTAACCACACGACGCGCCACCCCATTACGATCAAACAACTTGCGGCATTGTGACGATTCGATATCTGCTGGATACCGACATTCATAATCAATGTCCAACCCAGGACTCAAATACTGCAACAATGAATTCACACGTGCTTGAGATCGCAACACGTTTAGATACGATCCCTGCAATTGTTGATCCTCAACCGACGATTTTGCCTTGCGTACTACCTTTTTCTTGGCCATGATCTATCCTCACGATTAAAGATTGTTGAATCCTATTTGGAATGTGCCCTGACACGTCTGCCCAAATGCTCCAGATAGCGCATCAACCTGATCCTTGAATTTGCTGAATGGAAAATATTGTATCTCCCCAATAAATGGTGCATGCCATGCCTCTGGCAATCCATCAATATACCCCTCAGGTGCCAGATAAACATTTCCCCCATTCACTTGAGACGCTACAGGATCAGCACGCAATTCTTTACCACCAGTAGGCCGATCAACTACAATACGCCACCCAGCTAGATTGCGTGTAGATGCCTGCGCGTCCCCTTTGCCTGAGCCCCCCGGTTCTTGTTCAAGCCCAACAACCACATGTTTACCATCTAACTCGGCACGCTGCTTCATCCGATTTTCCCGCGCAGCACTTTCTAACCGAAAACGATCCACATGTAAAATACACCAATTCTGATCCAAATCTTTACCCAGCCGCAAACCTACAGTCCAACACCCATCATCATATGTAGCAGCCTTATCCCAATACCGAATTTGTTTAACCCATTTTCTTGGATTGGTAGGATCGGGAGGTGTTTTGATCAACAATTTATCAGCCTGAAACATACCCCCACCAATAGGTACGGGTGACTGATCATATTGACCGGCGTACATAAAATCGCCACTTGCTTTGAGCTCTTGAAGTGCCAACAAACCTAAACGTTGGGGATTGAGTAGTTTGCCTTGATCGTGATAGTATTTTTTTAGGCTTGCAGGCTTTACCAATGGAGATAGTGTAGCAGGTAAACAAACATGCTTCACACGAATTTCCGCACGTTCAGCCATATCCAAAAGAAATCCTGTTGGATCTTCCTGAGACAACCGCTGCATTATCAGTATAGTGGGTACCAAATCAATTGCGCGCTTTCTGGAT